CGGGTCCCCCTGCCAATCGAGGCTAAACCGGAAAAATTGGCAGATCGAGCGCGATCCGGCGGCCTAGGACGGGCGGTCGCGGCACGGCTACAAGGGCCATGTTTTTCACAAATATTCACCAGAAAAATGATATAGTCGCTAACTACCGTATATTTACTTATAAAATCGCATACGTTAGGGTCCCCCGATATGGATTCACAACACCTAGAATTGCTCTCTGATAAGGAACTCAAGTTGCGTCTGCGACTTGCTCAATTAGAGAAGACTGAAAAGTGCCAAAATAATTTTTTGTCGTTTGTCAGGCATGTCTGGCCCGAGTTCATTGCAGGGCGGCATCATAAAATTATTGCTGAAAAACTAGAGCGCGTTGCTAGGGGCGAACTCAAGCGTCTGATAATCAACATGGCACCGCGGCACACGAAGTCTGAGTTTGCGTCTTATCTTTTCCCTGCGTGGTTCATGGGCCGTAATCCGAGCAAGAAGATCATTCAGGCGACGCACACGACAGAGCTTGCTGTGAATTTTGGCCGTAAGACCAAGAACCTGATTGAGTCGGATGATTATCAGGATATTTTTTCAGAGGTTAAGTTGGCCGCTGATTCCAAGGCATCCGGCCGATGGGATACGAATAAGGGTGGTATGTACTATGCGGTGGGTGTGGGCTCGAACCTCGCGGGCCGCGGTGGTGATTTGATTATTATTGACGACCCGCATTCGGAGCAGACGGCGATGTCGAACTCTGGATTTGATGACGCGTGGGACTGGTATACTGGTGGACCTCGTCAGCGTTTACAGCCCGGAGGCAGTATTGTTCTGGTTCAGACCCGGTGGTCTGAAAAGGATATGACGGGTCAGTTACTACGGGCGATGGCCAAGGATCCCCTTGCTGACCAGTGGGAGATTGTAGAGCTACCGGCTATTTTTAATTCTGGTGAAGAAGAGGAAGAGCCGTGCTGGCCTGAGTTCTGGTCTTTAGATGATTTGACAAGGGTCCGTGCATCTATACCTGTCAGCAAGTGGAACGCTCAGTATCAGCAGAATCCGACGGGTGAAGAAAGCGCGATTATCAAGCGGGAATGGTGGAACGTTTGGCAGAAAGAAACCGTACCCCAATTACAGTTTGTGATTCAAAGCTATGATACGGCGTTTTCAAAGCGTGAGACGGCGGACTACTCGGCCATCACGACGTGGGGCGTCTTTTATCCCGAAGAAGGAGGAGCCCCAAACCTCATCTTACTCGACTCTAAAAAAGGACGATGGGACTTTCCAGAACTCAAAAACATAGCGTTTGAGGAGTATAACTTTTGGGACCCCGACACCGTCATCGTGGAGGCTAAGGCATCTGGTATGCCGTTGACGCACGAAATGAGACAGACTGGGATTCCTGTGGTTAACTTCACGCCTTCTAAGGGTAACGATAAAGTTTCGCGGGTACATGCTGTGACGCCTTTGTTTGAGGCGGGGATGGTTTGGGCCCCCGACGAACCTTGGGCCGAGGAACTTGTTGAGGAGGTCGCGGCCTTTCCAAATGGTGAGCATGATGATTTGGTGGATTCCATGACGCAGGCGTTAATGCGTTATCGTCAGGGTAATTTTGTGCAGTTACCCACGGATGATTGGGAAGATACGGATCAATCTGCTAAAGTTGTTGCGTACTATTGACATTCTAGGAATGTGATATATGGCCGATCCGGTTCGTAATGCGGAAGAAAACCTTCAGCAGTATCTAAGACAGCAGATGTTAAGTCAGGCACGAGTTAGTAAAGCAGACGAGTTGCCCGATGCGATAGATTATCGTCGTCGTCAAACAGCAGAGGTTCTTGGAGATAGACAGGGCTTTCCCTTAGCAGATCAAGCCGCAAGAAACGTAATCGACAAAAACACTCAAGACATGCTCGATTACTACAACTTTTTACAATATGAGCAAGACCCTAGCAACCTGTTAGAACGTCGTGCGATTGACGAAGCTGTGTATACCGGTAAAGTGCCTTTTGGTTACGAAGACTCTGAATTTTTATATCGTCAGGGTAGATACGGAATCAAAGGTGGAGCTTTAAACCCAGAAATAGCAGAACGACTGGGGATTCCTCGTGACATTCAAGTTGCCGGTGATTCGATAAAAGGTCAGACTCCCATTCACGAGGGTATGCACCCGATTATTAAACTTCCAAGAAAAGAAGAAGAAAACGCAATCAGGGCGTTAGATTATTTCCGTATGAAACGTTACGGCAATGCCGAGGAAGCGCAAGAGCTTCTTAAACAAGTTGGGGTTGACGTGACTCAGCCGCGTGGTTTGGGTAAAGCACGAGTACTGGCGTTGAAAGGCGCGATGTCCATGACCGACGATCAGTTTCAAAACTTATCGGATACCGATAAAGCAGAATTACAAGAATCGTTTGACGCCTATAAAGAGGCTCCCGGATTGATATCCTCGGCCCTCGGATCATTAGTGGGAGAGAAGCCACAACCGGAGTTCGATAACATCATTATTACGCCGGATAATGCCGAGGATATGTCAGAAGAGGACTTCAACGCTTTGTTAAAGGCCGCGCCTGCTTTTGCATACGAAAAAATCTTCTCCGATACTTCTGTGAAGCTTACGGGTCCCCGTATGGTTGGCGAAGGCGAATCGGCGGTTCAAGCGTATGCGGAAGGCGGCATCGTATCTTTAAAAGACAAAGCAGTGAACATGACCCGCGGACCACGGAGCAATGGTATTATGCAGTACGTTCCCTTTATAACTGGAGCAACGAATGGCTATTGAGAAGAATAAAGTACCGTCTCAACTGGATGTTGAGGATTTAGAAGCCGAGATTGAGATCGAGCTTCCCGATTCACAGAACAATGTACTTGCGATGATTCAGGCGGAGGACATTGGTGAGATTGAGATTTCTCCGACAGAGGACGGTGGCGTCGAGGTAGATTTTGAGCCTCAAGACGAGATGATGGAAGACGGTGGTTTTTACGCAAACCTTGCGGAGCAACTGCCTGATCGTGAGCTTGGCCGGATTGCTTCAGAGATCATGGAAGAGTTTGATGCCAATAAGGCGTCAAGGCAGGAGTGGGAAGACGCCTATGCAGACGGTTTGGAACTGCTGGGTTTTAACTATGAAGAGCGCACTCAGCCCTTCCGCGGTTCTTCTGGCGTAACGCATCCATTACTGGCCGAGGCGGCCACACAATTCCAAGCACAGGCATTCAATGAGCTACTTCCTGCTTCGGGACCCGTTCGCACAACCGTTATTGGGGATAATTCCAAGGACAAGGAAGCACAGGCACGGCGTGTTCGTCAGTTTATGAACTATTACATCACCAATGTGATGGAAGATTACACGCCAGACATGGATCAAATGTTGTTTTATCTGCCGCTAGCGGGCTCAACCTTCAAAAAAGTCTATTTTGACGAGAGCATGGGCCGTGCAGTCAGCAAGTTTGTCCCTGCTGAGAACCTCGTGGTGCCTTATGAGACGGCAGATTTGGATACTTGTCCAAATATTACGCAAGTTGTACGGATGCCGTTGAATGATTTGCGTAAAAATCAGGTTTCAGGCTTCTATTTGGACGTTCCGGTGACTCCCGGAGAGGGAAAAAGCGATTCTGTTACCGAAGAAATACAGCGAATTGACGGTGTAACCCCTTCTCAGATTGATTATGACGCGACATTGCTTGAGTGCCACGTAGATTTGGACTTAGAAGGCTTTGAAGAGGTCGATAGCGAAGGAGAAATGACCGGGATCAAGATTCCGTACATCGTTACTATAAGTTATGACACCGGAGAGATCCTCGCGATTCGTAGAAACTATGCCGAGGGCGACGAACTACGCAAAAAAATCCAATATTTTGTGCATTACAAGTTTTTACCGGGTTTTGCCTTTTACGGGCTCGGACTTATCCACACAATCGGTGGTTTGTCTAGGACCGCGACCTCTGCACTGCGTCAGTTGATAGATGCGGGTACGTTATCGAACCTACCGGCAGGATTCAAAGCCCGCGGACTACGGATCAGGGACGATGATGATCCGTTACAGCCCGGAGAGTTCCGAGATGTGGACGCTCCCGGTGGTGCCATCCGCGATTCTTTGATGCCGTTGCCGTTTAAGGGCCCGGATGCAACCTTGTTTAACCTTTTAGGCTTTGTTGTGGAAGCCGGACAACGTTTTGCGACGATTACAGACCTCAAAGTTGGGGATGGCAATCAGGGAGCCGCTGTCGGCACGACAATCGCGATGCTGGAGCAAGGTTCCCGCGTCATGTCTGCTATTCACAAGCGGTTGCACTATGCAATGCGCTTAGAATTTAAGATTCTTGCTCGTGTGATGGGTGAAAGTCTGCCACAACAGTACCCGTACTCTGTCGAAGGTGAAGACGCCAGCATCATGGCAAGCGACTTTGATGAGCGTGTGGATGTAGTTCCAATATCGGATCCAAACGTATTCAGTCAGGCGCAACGGATTGTGATGGCGCAGACTAAACTTCAGTTAGCTGGAGCCGCGCCAGAGATACATAATATGTATGAAGTCTATCGCGACATGTACGACGCGTTAGGTGTGAAAGACGTAGATCGGATCATGAAGGCACCCCCAGAGGATGAGATGGGGCCCACGGATCCTGCACAGGAGAATATAGATGCACTCGACATGGGTCAACTGCAAGCCTTCACGGGGCAAAATCATCAAGCGCATATTATCTCGCATCTGGTTTTTGGTTCAACGCCGATGGTTGCTGGTATGCCTGCTGTGGCGATGGCTCTTCAGAAACACATCATGGAACACGTTAAGCTATCTGCTCGGGAGCGGGCTACGGCTGAGTTTGAGCAGATTACCGCGCAACAAGGACCTGCGGCAAATCCGGAACAACGGATGATAGAGTACGAGGGTTTAGTGGCTCAATACATTGCACAGGGAATGCAAGAAGTTAAAGACCTATCTCAGCAAATATCAGGACAAGGTCCAGATCCGGTGGTGCAACTGAAGCAACAGGAGTTGCAGTTGGACGCGCAGGAAGCCGAGCGAGATGCTCAGTTGGATGCGGCCAAGCTACAGTTGGATCAGCAGACCTTGCAGATGCGTGATCGTCAGTTCTATGATCGTTTGCAGGCGCAGGCGGCTCAGACAAGGGCTCGTATTGATGCAGGTCGAGAACGTGAATTACTCAAGCAGAGAGGAAATTAAAATGTCCAGAGTAAAGATTGTTACAAACACACCCGGTGCGGGTCCAACTCCTCAAAATTATGCAGACATAAAGGGTCAGGGTAAGATTCCTTATGCCAGCGATAAGGAGCTACCAGAGGCTCCAATGAACGTGCCAGATGGAGTAGCTCGTGGTATGGGCGCGGCTAAACGTGGCGGGAACTACAAAGGCATTACGTAATGCCTTTAAAAAAAGAGTCTAGTACAGACAAGAAGCCTCAAAAGCCGCTAATGAAGGCGGCGAAGGGGGGCTTTGTTAAAAGATTTAGTAAGATAGCTAGACCGCAGAGGTTTAGGGGAATCTTCTAATGATCTTTGAGGCCATCGCCGCTATCGAGCTTGCGAATCAGGCAATCAAGGGCATCAAAGAGCTAGCTGGTCACGTTACGTCCGTGGGCCAAATGGGAAAGCAACTGACTCAGTTAGCCGACGCGCACGATGAGTTAGAAAAAGAATCTGCACAAGGATCAATGGAGGCGTTTTGGGCTCTAGAGGATATCAAGAAAAAAGAGTATGAAATCAAGCAGTTATTCATATACTGTGGACGCGCCGGCCTTTGGGACGATTATCAAACCTTTATTCGCAACCGGAAAGAGATGAAGCGAAAGGCCGAAGAACGTGAAAAGGCTCGCAAACTGGCTAAGAAGAAAGCCGTTAAGAACGGACTTATTTATACTGCTCTTGTACTTATCGGTTGCCTCACCGTCGCTGGTGGCATTTGGTTGCTACTTACTCTCATTGCTATGAAGGGAAGGTGATGTCTTGGGTATTGCTGGGAATCTTTGTTGCAGACATGACATTTTATTTTAGGATTCTTGAGATACATTCCACGCACATAGAGTGCCTGTACGCAGGAGAGCAGATGGTTCAAAAGATTGGTAAGCCGTTTGTAAACTACAATGTGGTGTGCGTACCCACTAACCAGATTCAGGGAGAGATGTCGTAATGGCTCAGAAAAAACTTCAAAAAGAATCGGTCTATGCTGAATATGATGAAGACGGTGACGGCATTGTTAGCGATGAAGAGTTATCGCACGTAAAAGCTATTAAAGAAACTGAGACTTCTTTACGTAAAAACTTAGCGCAACTTCGTATGGCGCGGTTCACTTTAATTGCTATGGGTGCGTTTACGGCGGCAATGTTTTTTGTGCCCATAGAGCGAGTTCAAGCTTTGTCAGATATCAGTAACCTTTTCTACATTTCAGGAGCCGGTATCGTCGGTGCGTACATGGGCACTACGGCATGGATGAGTAGGAAGTGACCAGTGATTTATGTGTTTGCACTGATCGTGATGACTGCCGATGGAACGGTCATACCTGATAAAAAAGCGTATTTTTATTCTATTAACAGGTGTAACTATTTTGCAGAACGAGTTAGCCGAACTCGTTATAACTATTGGACAAGGCGTAAAGTACAGGCATATTGCATCCCGGAATGGGTCAATGCTAAAGACAGTAAAATTTTGAGGTAGTTGTATGATACAAGCACTTATCGGTCCAGTAACAGGACTGCTAGACAAGTTTATTGAAGACAAGGATCAAAAAAATGCTTTGGCCCACGAAATTTCAACAATGGCTGAAAAACACGCGCACGAAGCCGCAATGCAACAAATCCTTGTCAACAGAGAAGAAGCAAAACATAAATCAATCTTCGTCGCAGGATGGCGACCCTTCATTGGATGGACCTGCGGAGTCGCGTTGGCATATCACTTCGTGCTTGCTCCACTCATTATTTTTGGAATTACGTGGTATGGGTCACCGGTACCTGAAATCCCTACGTTCGATATGGACTCGTTGATGACTGTCCTTCTTGGTATGCTCGGGCTCGGTGGGCTTCGTACCTATGAAAAGAAACAAGGACTTACGAAATGAATACAGAACAATTAAGAATAGAATTGGAGAGCGATGAGGGTTGCATACACGAGGTGTATTTGGATCATCTTGGGTATCCGACTTTCGGCATAGGCCATCTAATACGCGATACCGACCCAGAGTACGGTTGTGATGTTGGTGAAAAAATTAACGAAGAGAGAGTTGCAGAGGCGTTTGAAGACGATGTTCAAATCACTTATAACGACTGCTTGCGGCTGTATCCAGACTTTGACATGTTGCCTGACGAGGTTCAATTAATCATCGCTAATATGATGTTTAACCTCGGCGCAACCAGAATGGGTAAGTTCGTCGGCATGAAATCCGGTGTTGATGCCCGAGACTGGCAAAAAGCCGCAGACGAAATGGTAGACAGTTTGTGGTATAAACAGGTCACCAACCGCGCGAATCGGTTAGTAAACCGCATGAGAGCAGTAGTTTAGTTACTTATCACCGCGCCTATGCTATATATGGGACTATCTAAGATAAAATGCGGTGATATAAGATAATGAGTGATATATACTTGTCCGAAGCTGTATTTCGGATTATCCGGGATCAGCGGACGGCCATTGTAGACTGCCTGCAATATAACGGCGTGAAAACAATGGAACATTACCGTGAAATGATGGGCATGATGACTGCCCTCGATCACGTCGAACAGGAACTCAAGGGCCTGCTAGATAAACAGGAGCAAATAGATGACTGAAGAAGTCTCAACGCTAGAAGAAGCATATACGGAGGAACGTAAAACGTTTCTTGATCCCGAGGCAATTGGGGCAACTCTCTTAGAAAGACTCCCAACTCCAACTGGTTGGCGAATACTAATCCTGCCATATAGTGGTAAAGGAAAGACAGAAGGTGGAATTCTTCTGGCTGACAAAACCATAGAGAAACAGCAGGTTTCTACTCAAGTTGGCTATGTTCTTAAAGTAGGAGCATTAGCATACAAAGATACCGATAAGTTTCCGGATGGAGCGTGGTGCCAAGAGAAGGATTGGGTAATGTTTGCCCGATACTCTGGCTCTCGTTTCAACATCGACGGGGGCGAAGTTCGGATTCTTAACGACGATGAAATTCTGGCTCGAATTCTCGATCCGGCAGACGTTTTACATTTCTAAGGGTTAATCATGGCAGAAGAAAGAGACGACAATCAAATTGAACTGGACATTGAAGGTGCAGAAGAAACCGAGGTAGACCTTCAGGTTGAACAACCTGAAGAAAATTCAGTCGAAGTTTCTGCGTCTGAGGAAGATGATAATTTTGAAAAAGCGAATAATGCAACGCAAAAGCGCATTGATCGTTTAACCAAAAAAATGCGTACCGCGGAACGTGAGCGGGAAGAGGCAATTCGTTATGCACAACAAGTGCAAACGGAGGCAGAAGATCTCAAGAAGCGCATGAACAATCTGAGCGACAATTACGTCAATGAATATGCGGGGCGTATAGAAACTCAAACCACCGCGGCAGAGCAGGAACTTGCTCGTGCGATTGAGATGGGTGACACGGCCGGAGTTATAGAGGCTCAACGTAAAATCACCACCTTAGCGATTGAGAATGATCGAGCAAAGCAGGCTAAAGTTCAGCAAGAACGATACGCCCAGCAACATGAAGCTCAACAGCAGGCACAAGTTCAACAACCTATGCCGGCGCAACAGCCGCGTCGTCCAGATCCTAAAGCAGAGGATTGGGCAGAGCGTAATGAGTGGTTCGGTCAGGACGAAGCAATGACTTATGCGGTTTTTGGTATTCACAAAAAACTTGTGGAAACGGAAGGATTTGACCCGCAGTCAGATGATTACTACAATGAATTAGACCGACGTATGGCGGATGAATTCCCTCATAAGTTGAAGAATTCGGGTGAAGCTCGCCGTCCCGCCCAGACGGTGGCTTCTGTATCCCGCGGAAAAGCAACTGGGCGCAGTACAGGAAAGGTCCGTCTCTCCAAGACCCAAGTCACTATGGCTAAAAAACTAGGAGTGCCACTTGAAGAATACGCGAAATACGTGAGGAACTAAGCATGACTGAAGAAACGAAAACGGTAAGTCGGGCTTCCCGCGCTAGTGAAACGAGAGCTAAGACGGAACAGCGTAAGCCGTGGGCTCCACCGTCCATGTTGGACGCGCCGCCTGCCCCAGATGGGTTTAAGCATCGGTGGATTCGCGCTGAGACTCGTGGTTTTGATGACCGCAAGAATATCAGTGCAAAGCTAAGAGAGGGATGGGAATTAGTCCGTGCGGACGAGTACCCGGACTTTGAAGCACCGGTTATAGATACAGGTAAATATGAAGGCGTGTTTGGTGTTGGCGGGTTGATCCTCGCAAGGATCCCAGTAGAAACGATTGAGGAACGCACGGCGTATTTTCGTCAGCGTAATTCAGATCAGATGGAAGCTGTGGATCACGATATGATGCGGGAGAATCAACACTCTACGATGCGGATCAGTAATCCTGATCGGCAACAACGTGTAACTTTTGGTGGCCCTCGCAATAAGTAAGGGTCCCACTAAATAGGAGATGGCCTAATGGCAAACCAAGATACTGCGTTTGGTCTACGTCCTATCGGGTTGAACGGTTCAGGTGCAAACACCACTGGGGTAACTCAGTATGAAATTGCCAGTAACAATACTAACGCTATTTTCCAGTATTCCCCAGTTATTCCACTGGCCGCTGGTGTGGTAGATATTGTTGGTAATGCCAATGGTGGAACAGTACCTTTACTGGGCGTTCTGATGGGCGTGGAATATGTAGATAGTTCTTCTAAAAAGACTGTCTTTAAAAACTTCTGGCCGGGTGCCAATAACGTAAGCGTTGACACGAATTTTCCTGTCAAAGCCTTCGTTGCGGACAACCCAAATCAGTTGTTCATGATAGCCGCAGATGGTAGCTCAACCGACAAAGCAACAGCACAGACCAATGTCTTTGCTAATGCTCCAATGGCAACCGCTACATCGGGTTCTACAAACACTGGTCGTTCCACCGCTGAGTTAGATATCTCAGGGGTTGCAACAACTGCAACATTGCCACTTCGTGTCGTTGGCCTTACTGGCGACGTAGCGAACTTGGACTATGACGCGGCCGGAGTTAATTATGTAGTTCGGCTTAACTTTCATCATAATGCGCCTTGCTCTAGTTCTGATTCTCAGACTACAGCGGCATCTACTGGCATTTAAGGAGATAGGTAATGGCAATCTCTCGCGCACAATTAGCGAAAGAGCTTGAACCGGGCCTTAATGCCCTGTTCGGGATGGAATATTCGCGTTACGAGAACGAACACGCCGAGATCTTCACAGAAGAATCTTCGGATCGTGCGTTTGAAGAAGAAGTAATGCTGGGTGGTTTCTCTACTGCACCAGTCAAGGGTGAAGGCTCTGCCATCACATTTGACGATGCACAAGAGACGTATACTGCTCGTTACACACACGAGACAATCGCACTGGCCTTCTCAATTACGGAGGAAGCTATCGAGGACAATCTATATGATCGTCTGGCCTCTCGATATACGAGAGCCCTTGCTCGTTCAATGGCACAGACTAAGCAGATCAAGGCGGCGGCTATTTTGAACAATGCGTTCGACACCACCTTCCCTGTGGGAGATGGTGCGGCACTGTGTTCATCAGCGCATCCGTCCCTGTCTGGAAATCAACGTAACCAGTTGTCCGTAGCGGCTGATCTCAACGAGACTTCTCTTGAGCAAATGCTGATCGACATTGCTGGATTTACGGATGAGCGTGGACTTAAGATTGCAGTTCGCGGCACTAAACTGATTATTCCAAAGGAACTTCAGTTTATTGCAGAGCGCGTTCTGAACTCTAACCTCCGTTCAGCTACAGCAGACAACGACGCAAACGCTCTGAAGAACATGGGTATGCTTCCCGAAGGGGCAGTAGTTAACCATTTCTTAACAGACACCGATGCGTTCTTTGTCATGACTGATGCACCTAACGGTTTTAAATACTTTAACCGTTCGCCAATCAAGACTGCTATGGAAGGTGACTTTGACACCGGAAATATGCGGTTTAAGGCCCGTGAGCGTTACAGCTTTGGCGTCTCAGACTGGCGGTCCGTATTCGGCACAGCCGGCGCGGCATAAGGATTAACATCCTTGATAAAAAGGGCGGCTATTAAGTCGCCCTTTTTTGTTGTAAGATTTAATTGTCTCTGACAACCGCATTGGGCGGTTGACGCAACCCAAGACAGGAGATGACAATGGGTCAAACTACTTTTTCAGGTCCAGTGAGATCTGAGCGCGGATTTACCGCAGTTGGTTCAACTGCTGTAGTAAATATCACTGCTGAAACTACTCTAACCTATGCTGACCACGTTGGTCGTATCATTGAAATCAACGATGCTGACGGTGCGGTCACCCTTCCATCTGCAACTAGCGACACTATTGGTGCCAAGTACACCTTTTTTGTTGGAACTGCCGCAACTGACTTAGACATCAAAACTGATGGCACCGACAAATTTGTAGGTAATCTTGTGTTGGCCGCAGGTGCAACATCTCAGGCTCGTGGTTTCGCACCGGGTGCAACAAACGATGTGATTTCTATGAATGGCTCTACCACAGGTGGACTTGCTGGATCATACGTTGAAATTACAGCAATCGCCGCAGATGAGTATCTGGTTAATGGTACTTTGCTGGGATCAGGCACACTGGCCACTCCATTTGCTGATAGCTAAGAGAGAGGGCTAGATAATGGCGGATTCTGATGTAAGATCAAAACGGATTACTGGGACAGGGTCTCTTGGTGTAGGCCCTGCGCGTATTCGTCAGATTCAGTTAACTACTACAACCGGAACACCGCGACTTACCGTTACTGACGGTAGTGGCGGATCAACTGTTTTAGATCTTGACTTTAATGCTTCTACTACGCACTCCGTCAATATTCCGGCGGAGGGTATTAGGGTGAGCGATGTGAACGTGTCAGTGTTTACTGCAATAACTGCCGCTACGGTTTTCTTTAATTAAAAAACAAATGGCAGAGCGTAAAAAGTCAAAAATGCCCGCTCGGAATAAAAAGAACTTTCGTTCTACCAAATCCGGGGCGGGCATGACCAAAGCAGGTGTTGCGGCTTATCGTCGGAAAAACCCCGGCAGTAAGTTAAAAACGGCTGTTACCGGAAAGGTGAAGAAGGGCTCTAAGGATGCAAAGAGACGTAAGTCTTTTTGTGCGCGTTCTGAGGGCCAAAAGAAAATGCACAATATCGACTGCAAGAAAACACCTAACAAACGTATTTGCGCGGCTCGTAGAAGATGGAAATGCTAATGAGTGTAAATTCTAAAGGTAAAAAAAGAATACAAAAAGTAATTAAAGGTCTTAAAAAAGCATCTAAATTACACGCAGGTCAAGCTAAAACTTTATCTAAAGTAATTCGTGGCAAAAAGAAATGAATGACAAAACCGTGATTAGTTTGTCGTTAGAAGATAAAGAATTACAAGCCAAAGATGTTTTGTTATTGCTAGAAAAGCACGAGGCTGGATGTAATTTGAGATACGACGCAATTAACGATAAATTAACTACTCAAAGCAAAACTCTTGACACGTTAGACATGCGTATGTGGGGAATAGCTGGATTAATAGTTGCAACTTTCGTGGCGGAGAAATTTGTATGAAGAGTCGGGTAAATCTAGGAAATGGAGCTTGTCCTACTAAAAGAACAGGCGCTGTTCGTAGAATGGCCAAGGGCGGTAAAGTAAAATCTGGCGGTAAGATTTGTCCTGCGGGTAAAGCGTGGGCAAAACGTACCTTTGATACATATCCGTCAGCTTATGCAAACATGGCCGCTAGCAAATATTGCAAGGATCCAAACTACGCTAAAGGTTCTAAACGGAAGAAAAAATAATGGGACAGCTAAAGCAATGGCGAGAACAGAACTGGGTCCGTATAGATAGTTCTGGAAACATAGCAGGAAAATGTGGAACTTCTAAAGATAAGAAGAATCCTGACAGATGTTTACCTGCCGCTAAAGCTAGAAGTTTAAGTAAGTCAGAACGCGCCGCTACGGCTAGAAAAAAGAAAAAGGCTGGAGCAAAAGGTGAGCAAGTCGTAAAGAACACCCCTAAAGCAGAAGTTAAGATGGAAAAAGGCGGTGCTGTTCGTAAGAATCATCGGGGCTGTGGAGCCGTAATGAATAATCGACGAAAAAAAACGCAATACTCTTAAATTGGGCAGGATATTCATAGGAGGTAATTATGAAAAAGTCCAAAGGAAGCATGGTAATGAAGAAAGCCAAAGGCGGACCTGTAATGAAGAAAGCTAAAGGCGGACCTGTAATGAAGAAAGCCAAAGGCGGAACAGTTCGTAAAATGAGTAAAGGCGGAACAGTTCGGACTACGGTTGTAAGAGGAATATAATTTGTCCTATTTAATTAGCAATATCCCACATTTCAAATGCTGGGTGCGGCGCGAGTTTACCTGTAATCATGAACGGTATCACGGTGAATATCTTCATGCACTTGCGATTGCTGTCAACACCATTCCTGATCGTTCTTTGACTTTTCAAGTAGTGTTTACTGGTTGTGAAAGACATTTTGAGGATAGCGATGAAAATTTACATGGAGGTGCGATGTGGGCACGAATGCCCATAGAAGCTTTGGTCGCAGACATTGACATTGAAGATTGGCCAGATCGTATGGAAGATCATCTTTGTCAGCCTTGGGATTGTGAGTCTTTTAATCATTCTGTTGTAGTGTTGGATCGAGTTAGTTCTAGTCCTTGGATCGCAAAAGTTAATCATGAATTTTATGAGGCGCGATATGTATTCACGGTTGATTACACGGAAAATCCTATTGCAGACAGTCCAGATCAACATAAACAAAGTCACGTTTTGTATCTAACGGAGGGTCCGTGGGAAGGTAACATTGTCGCCTTACCTAATAATCGAGTCAGAGCCACAAGTCCGGCCTTATGGGATACGGGAGAAGGGGCTCCTGATTTTAAACCTAGTCAGTATCTACACTCTGCCGAGGGACATACAAGCTATACAGATCCTGATATAGTGTTTGATAACCTTTATTCAGATGGAATAGAAGAATGACAACTTCTAGCTCAACAGATTTTGAACTTGATGTAGCCGATTACATTGAAGAAGCTTTTGAACGCTGTGGGTTAGAGGTTCGCACTGGTTATGATCTTAAAACAGCTAAACGATCCCTTAATTTGATGCTGGCAGAGTGGGCGAATCGAGGGCTTAATCAATGGACTATTGAACAGCGTTCTTTCACAGTCACGTCGGGAACCGCCGCAACAGCACTGGGCACAGATGTTATTGACATACTATCGGTAGTTGTTCGTCGTAGTGGAACGGATTTTGCGCTAGACAGGCTTAGTCGAGACGAATATTTAAACATTCCAACTAAAACAACCACCGGGCGTCCAACACAGTTTTTTTTAGATCGTCAGATTACGCCAAATCTTAAAATTTGGCCGACGCCGGAAAACAGTTCAGACGTTATTTTTTACGACGCGCTTACCCGAATACAGGATGCTGATACGCAAGTTAATACCCTAGAGGTTCCGTTTCGGTTTTATCCTTGTCTAGCCGCAGGTCTTGCTTATTACATCGCTTTGAAGCGAGCCCCTCAACGGTTACAGATATTAAAGGCCGTATATGAGGAAGAATTTGAAAGAGCTATGACCGAAGATCGAGATCGAGCATCGTTTAACGTTGTTCCGCAATACGAGTATTTTAGGACAACCTAATGTCTAAATTTGCTAGCGGTAAATTTGCTTACGCTATTTCTGATAGATCGGGTCAGCGTTATCGCTACAAAGACATGCGAAAAGAATGGAACGGTGCATTAGTTGGAAGGGACGAATTTGAACCGAAACACCCTCAATTAGGTCCTTTTCGTAGCGTTGTAGACGCGCAGGCAATAAAAGACGCTAGACCGGCTAGAAAAGAGCCCTTTGAGGTATATGTGGGTGTTCCAACAGTGGAAAAACCTACGTTAAAGCCTTTGGTGAGCTACGCTAAAGTCGAATCGGTGGAGGTAAACATATCATGAGCTTTACATACGCCCAGCTTAAACAGGCAATACAAGACTATACGGAAAATAACGAAACGACATTTGTTACTAATTTGCCTGTTTTTATAAGAGCCGCAGAAGAACGTATCTTAAAGAATGTGCAATTAAACCTATTTCGTAAAAACGTTTCAGCTAACTTCACTTCATCTAATCAGTTTTTAGCGTCGCCCTCTGATTTTCTTGCTCCGTTTTCGCTTTCTTTCACCACCTCTGGTGGTGAAAAAGTTTTCTTATTGTTTAAAGACGTTAATTTTATTCAAGAATTTAATCCATCGTCTTCTACTACAGGGGCTCCTCGATACTACGCTGTTTTTGACAACGGTAATTTTATTATTGGACCAACCCCAGATTCTGCGTATGCCGCTGAATTACACTATTACTATCGACCGACTAGCCTTACTGCTGGCGCAGACTCTGGGACTACGTGGCTTTCTGAAAATGCTTCGCTTGCAATGTTATATGGCTCTTTAGTTGAAGCCTATGTTTTCATGAAGGGTGAGCCTGACCTGACACAAATTTACAGTCAAAGATACGCTGAAGCGTTGGCGACGCTGAAGATTCTTGGTGAGGCCGAAGAGACTACGCAGGAATACACAGCAGGACGTATCGTAATACCGAAACAGTAGCAGTTTACACTTTCTCCCCTTTATGCAAAACTCTTATATTATCGCAGACGATATTTGAGAGGTTTAATGAAGTATAAAAAGTTAAAAGGTGCCAAAATCGCTCTTGTAGCCATGGGTAAGTCTCAAGTTAATTTTGCTATGGCTTTAGCTTTTTCTCAAAAATTTAATGAGGTCTGGACGATAAATGCCACGGCGGGTATTTACAAAACAGACCGTATGTTTATGATGGATCCGCCAACACGATTCTTGGATGGTGAACAGGCTGGCGGACAGACAGGCATTGTTTCTGAAGTTATTTCTAGCAAGCAAGACTTTCCTATTTACAGTTGCACTGTAGATGAGCGGTGTCCTTCGGTGGAAAAATATCCTATAGAGCAGGTCATAAGAACTACGGGCTGTTCGTATTTAAACAATACTGCGGCGTATGCTTTAGCTTATGCACTCTATCAAGAAGTTGGAGAGTTAGCTATTTACGGAATTGACTTTTCTTATTCTGAAGCAGTTCACTTTGCTGAAGCGGGACGAGGATGTTGTGAGTTTTGGTGCGGTTTGATTTGTGCCAACGGTATAAAATTGTCAATAGCTCCTGATTCTCCCTTTATGGACGCGAATATTCCGCCGCATCAAAAACTTTATGGTTATCATCGTCTGGAGGATCCACCACATGTTTCTGTTACAGACGAAGGCGCTATAAATATTCAACCTTTATCCAGCATCACGCAGGCTCCGGAACCCGTGGATGCTGATGAGCTATACAGAGGATAACTATGCTTAATTTAAAAACTATCGGTTCTGTGGAACCACCAACAATTGTGACGAGCAGTAATGGTGGGCATTCTCCGGAACAAGTTGCAGACTTTTGTGTTAATAAGTTAATCAATGTTGGAGATAATGCTCATCCACTTCTTCAGGCACAGGCAAGAGCCTTTAAGGATCAAATGCTTGCAGTTGTTACTCATTACATTAAAATGGGAATTGAGCAGGATCGTGCTACACTGTGTGCAGACCTCCGTAAGGCAGGTCAACATGAACTTGCCGATCAACTGAGGAGATTATGATATGGCATTTAGCGGAAACTTCATGTGTACCTCGTTTAAAGGCGAGCTTATGGAGGGCACTCACAATTTTAAGTCTAGCGGCGGTAATACTTTTAAATTAGCTCTGTACAGCAATAGTGCTAGTTTTACGGCGGCAACTACTGGTTACACAACTTCAAACGAGGTTAGTAATTCAGGGTCGTATGCCGCGGGCGGAGGTGCTTTAACGAATTCTGGTGTTACAACATCGTCAACTAAAGCTTTCACTGACTTCGCTGATTTGTCTTTTACTACGGCAACGATCACTGCTAGAGGTGCTTTGATTTATAATGACAGCGCGACCGGAGATCCGGCAGTTGTTGTTTTAGATTTCACTGCGGATAAGACGTCAACAGCAGGTACATTTACAATCGTCTTTCCGGGCGGGTCTAGTCCTACTTCATCGAACGCGATTATTAGGGTCGAGTAATGTCCAGTCCCGCTAGCGGCTGGGGCCGTGCGGGATGGGGTCAACTTGCATGGGGAGAGGGCGAAGCTGACGCTGTCGTTCCTTTTTCCGGTTGGGGTCGAGCGGGTTTTGGTGAGCTTGGCTGGAATCAAGGTGATGTAGCTGTTGCTACGGCAACAGGTCAAGTTGGTTCAGTATCCGTTTCAATAGGAGCTTCAGTCTCCGCTACTGGTCTTTCTGCATCTGGTGATGTTGGATCAGGTACGGCATCTGGTGATTCAAATACCACTGAAACAGGTGTAGCCGCATCTGGTAATGTTGGGGCCGTTACTATAACGGGAGCGTCTAGCGTTACTGAGACGGGTTTAGCCGCGTCGGGTAATGTTGGATCTGTCACCGTTACAGCAGATGTCACTGTTACAGCACAAGCTCTTTACGCTAGAGGTAACCCTGATCTAGGCGGTGCTCTCAACGCTGAGTACTTTGTTCCTACGGACTCAGGCAACCCAAATGTCAAGGTCATGGCATTTGAAGACAGCACCACTGTTTCTTCTGATGGGTCTTCTCTTGGAACAATCAGTTCGGCTGGCGGGACACTTACTGTCAGTGCGTCAGACTATAAAAACAAACTGATATCTGCTGACAAGCCAATCACACTACAGAGTAGCAACAACGAAACTACTGGTGTGCCTACATCGTGGCAAGGTACTTCGTTTGGTATTAGAAATACCAGAACAGGTGTCAGGCTACAATTCAGATCCATATCCGGCACCGCAACAGTTGAAATATTTAAGGACGGGTCATTAGAGACAACACTCAGTGTCCCAGACAACACCACAACTACACAAACCTACGCAGACGACACAAGCGACCCTGAATATCAAATCTTTTCAGACCTGCCGATTGTTGGCTTCAAATCTAGTAACGCTAGTTTTGCAGACACACATCCTCTATTTCCTGCAAGCCGAGAAATCTACGGCTTTGCCTCAAGCGGTGGAACGGTCGTTAAAGTTGAAGACTATGGATCGTCAGCTAGTTACGTGGAGTTTAGGTCGAATGGTGAAGGCGGCACATCCAGTACAATAAGCACATTTAAGAACACTGGAGGTAGTGCCTCAGACTATACAGGGCCGTCCGTTCGGGTAGTTACTGGAGCGGATGTAGCTGGTTTTGCATTAGCCGATGGTGACGGTGGAGAAAAGACAAGCTGGATAGCCGAAGGATGTTTTGCTCACGAGTTTAGGTTAATTGAGGATGCAGAGTTCCTCGCCATCATGGGTGCGCCGGGGACTAAAGGTCGTAATATTAACGTCTTTGACTCAAGCGGTAACTTAATTGACACGGTTCAACTTGATGCAGATACGACAGATGCAGATTTTCCGACTAAGTTTCAATTAGTTTCTAACTCTACAACAGACTCTAACCTCACACCGATTGCGAAATCCTACGATTTGACCGCTGGTATGCGGATCGTATCCGAAGTTCCTGTCGGAGTTATTGTTGAAGACGACAGTGGTGACAATGAAGAAAACCTTTTTGGACTGAGAACTTTTCCCGGTTTAGTCAATGCAGATGCCAATGTAACGGTTAGTGCCGTCTCTGCCACAGGTAAGGTTGGTTCAGTTACTCCTTCTGGTAATTCAAGTGTTATAGGTACAGGAGTTGCCGCATCAGGAGATGTTGGAACGGTAACAGTTACAGCCGACTCTAATGTTATAGGCACAGGAGTTGCCGCATCAGGAGATGTTGGAACGGTAACAGTTACAGCCGACTCTAATGTCACAGGTACAGGAGTTGCCGCATCAGGAGATGTCGGCTCAGTTACCGTAACCGGCACCGGCACTGTCACAGAAACAGGCTTAAAAGCTACCGGGGAGATTGGCACTGTCACTGTTACCGGAGACAGTAACTTATCGCTTACCGGTTTAAACGCGACGGGACAAGTTGGAACCGCCGTAGGTAAGGCTGACATTTCAATCACCGTAGGAAGCCTATCTGCTACAGGAGACGTAGGTTCCGTTATCGTAGAACTTGCTGGAAGCGTAGAAGTTTCTGTTACGGGTCAGTCGGCTACTGGTCAAGTAGGAACCGGCACTACGGTTACAGCGGATTCCAACGTTACAGAGACTGGATTAGCCGCATCTGGACAGGTAGGCGCTGGATTTACAGTAACGGGTAATTCTAGTGTTACTGGAACAGGTCAGTCAGCCACCGGTCAAGTTGACGGCGGTTCTACTGTTGTCATTGATTCAAGCATCACAGAAACAGGCTTAAAAGCTACCGGTCAAGTTGGCAACGGTTTTTCTGTAACAGGTGATTCTAATCTTACTCTTGGCAGTTTAGCCGCCGCAGGACAACCCGGCGCGGTTACAGTTGATTTAATTCAACCAGTGGATGTAACCGGTGTTGCCGCTACAGGAGCCGTTGGAACAGCAACCGCTGTTGGTGTCGCAGAAGTAGATGTAACCGGTGTTGCCGCATCGGGTAATGTTGGCACAGCGACAGTTACTGCGGGCGCAAATGTTCCAGAGACAGGTTTAAAGGCTACAGGTAACGTAGGCACAGCAACCGCTATCGCAGACATTGATATTTCTGTTACAGGCGTTAGCGCATCGGGCGATGTTGGCACAGTGACAATAACTGCTGACGCAAATGTTTCCGAAGAAGGGTTGTCTGCATCAGGTGCAGTTGGAAGTCCTACAATAACGGGTACTTCTAACGTTTCTATCACAGGTGTATCGGCATCCGGAAATGTCGGCACGATAACCACTACAGCAGATGCTAACGTTTCTGTTACCGGTGTAGCGGCTACAGGACAACTCGGTTCTGTTACTGTTGAGCTTTTACTTGAAGTAGATGTTACAGGTGTAGCGGCCACAGGAGACGTTGGCACCGCAACAGTTACCGGCGACAGTAACACAACTGTCACAGGCGTGGCCGCTAGCGGACAAGTTGGTTCTGTTACCGTTGATTTAGTTCAATCAGTAGCTATCACGGGTGTGGCCGCTAACGGACAAGTTGGTTCAGTTACCACCACGGCTGAATCAACTGTCACTTTAATTGGTGTAAGTGCTAGTGGTGCTGTAGGCGAACTTTTCTTATGGGGAGAGATTATCCCTGACCAAAACGCATCTTGGAGTGAGATATCTAGCGGTGCAAGTACCAGCTATAGCCAGATTACGCCATCTCCGGGTAATACGTGGAGTAACATTGTTCCTAGTGAACAAACAACTTATACTGAAGAGACACCTAGTCCCGGTACTAATTGGGATGATGTAGCGGCTTAGAGGATTTTACGATGCCTAGCACCTATACAACTAACCTCGGTATTGAAAAGATTGCTACCGGGGAACAATCGGGAACGTGGGGAACAACCACTAACACCAACCTAGATATAATTGATGAAGCAGTTAACGGTATTCTCACAGTTACCTTGTCTAGTGCGGGTAGCTCCGGTTCTCCGACGGCTCTTCCTATTACTGATGGTTCTTCTTCAACCGGTAGAAACAAATTTATTGAATTTAACGATGGGGGAGATTTAGGTGGCACTGCTTTTGTACAGCTAACTCCTAACGATGCTGAAAAAATAGTTCACATGCGAAACAGCTTGTCTGGTAGCAGAGCAGTCATTGTTTTTCAAGGCACCTACAACTCATCTAACGATTTTCAAATTGAAAACGGTAAAGATGTATTATTAAAGTTTAGCGGCACGGGCAGTGGCGCGACTGTTACAGACGTCTTCGCAGATTTAGCGGCCACTAAACTTAGCGTCACTGGCAACATAACTGGCTCTGACATAACTGCTTCCGGAACACTAAACGTTACAGGAGATACATCTTCAGGGGATGATGCGGCCATTGGTTTCACTTCTACCGAAGGTCTAATCCTTACGGGTCAAGGTTCTACTAATGATGTAACGATTAAGAACGACGCTGACGCAGATGTTTTGGTGATCCCAACAGGGACCACCAATGTGGACATCGTAGGTGTTGCAACTGCCTCGACTTTTGAACCAGACGGTGACACTTCAGCAGGGGATAACGCCGCTATTGGTTTTACTTCTTCTGAAGGCTTAATTCTGACAGGTCAGGGATCGTCTACCGATGTGACGATTAAAAACGATGCAGATGCAACTGTTGCCTCAATCGCAACCGGTACAACCGTTTTAACCATAAACGATGATGTAACAGTTGTAGGGCGGGCAGTTGGAAGCACCCTCACCGCCGCTGATAATGCTGTTTATGATTTGTCTGTAGGAAATAATTTTACAACCACAACAGCAGGAACTGTGACAATGAACTTCTCAAACGTGTCGGTCGGGCAGTCAGGTTGTATCAAGTTTATTCAGAGTGGAGGCCATACTGTCAACCTCAATGCCATTGTGGGCATGAGCGCGACGGGATTTGCCGCACTAGCTGTTACGGGAACGTACTTCCTTACATACTTTGTCACGGCATCTAGTGGCGATAATTCTGTACTGGTTGGTGTTTCTGGCGCATTAACGTAGGGATAAGCTATGAGCATTATTCAAGGTGTAGGGTCAGGCGAAGTATCGACGGGGTTTTATCCGCATTCCATAGATCAGTCGTTAATATTCAACGATAATGATAACCCCTATCTAGAAAAAACGCTGGGTACGCCCACCAATAATAAAAAGTTCACGATTTCAATGTGGATCAAAAGAGCAAATTTGGGCGGTTCTCAGATGATTATATCAGCGGGGACTAGTGGGGCTAGTTACATACAGTTTCAATCTGACGACACTATAAAAATCAGAGGCAATAACGCTCTCGAAATGGAAACTGCTAGGACGTTCAAAGACACAGGAAGTTGGTATCACATTGTCTTCGTGTTTGATTCAGCGAACGGTACAGATACACTTCGAGCTAGATTATATGTCAACGGTACAGAAATAACCGATTTTAATCCGTCACCGACTCGCCCCAATATAAATGAAGGGATTGCACTTAACAGTGCTGTAGTACATCACATTGGTAACTATTCCGTCAATGAGAACTTTGATTTTGACGGCTATCTCGCAGAGATGTATTTAGTTGACGGACAGGCTTTGACGCCCAGTTCTTTTGCGGAGACTAAAAACGATATATGGATACCTAAAGAGACATCAATCTCAACATCTGATTTTGGGGACAACGGGTTTCACCTGACTTTTTCAGATACTTCAAATATTGGGGCCGACTCTTCTGGCAACGGAAACAACTTCGTAGATGGTTCGACCATCGCTTTCACTGCGGACTCTGTAACTTCTGACAGCCCGACGGATAATTTTTGTGTGATGAATCCAATCGGACATTCCGATGGAGCGACACCCGGAACCTTGTCAGATGGTAATCTAGTTGTTGATACAGGCACTGCCAAGACGATTACTTATGGAACTTTTGCTATACCAACAAGCGGTAAATATTATTTTGAGATCACCGCAGGGACGACAAATTCGACTGAATTAGGGTTAGCCGTGAGGCGAGATGGGAGTACATTCCGAAGATTTGCTTATCGATCTAATGGAGATAGTGTTACAAACACAACGGTCTCTTCAAGTGCTCCATTCGCTAGTTTTACGAGCGGAAATATTATAGGAGTGGCAGTAGATTCGGATACGCCAGATGTCGAGTTTTTTAAGAATGGGACATCGCAAGGCT